CTTTCAAACCTTTATAGGTCAGAATCAGCCTTTTTACGCTACTGTAAACCCTGTTCAATCAGGGTTAACCATTACTAATAGCACGATTGATAGCACGACTATTGGTGCTACAACCCCTTCTACGGGTGTTTTTACTAATGTTTCAGCGACTACAGGACAGATTGCAACAAGTCCTATCGGCACGACTGATATTGCTAATAAACTGTATGTAGATACAGTAGCTCAAGGGCTAAGTCCTAAAGCAGCCGTAAAATGCGCCACATTAACCAATATTACGCTGTCAGGCTTGCAGACGATTGATGGTTATACCACCCTTGCAGGCAATCGAGTTCTTGTAAAGAATCAAACCAACACCCCTGATAACGGCATCTATATCGCCTCGTCAGGGGCTTGGACTCGTGCAGTTGATATGGATGTATGGGCAGAAGTGCCAGGGGCTTATACAGTCGTTTTAAATGGCTCACAAGCCGATACTGGATGGGTCTGCACAGCATCAGATACAGGCACGATTGGCGTTACTGCAATGCCTTGGGTGCAATTCTCAGGATCAGCGACTTATTTTGCGGGAACAGGGTTAACTCTTGCTTCAAACACATTTAGCATTACCAACACAGGCGTTTCAGCTAATACTTATGGTTCTGCTAGCGCAGTTCCTGTCATAGCGGTAAATGCTCAAGGGCAGATTACCAGCGCAAGTAATACAAGTATCGCAATTAGCAATACCCAAGTTAGTGGTCTTGGCACGATGTCAACGCAAAACGCTAACAATGTGGCAATTACAGGAGGCTCGATCAATGGCACTACTATTGGCGGTTCTTCTGCTGCCGCAATTACTGGTACTACTATATCTGCTACTTCTTCTTTTAGTGGATCAGGTAGCGGGCTTACCGGAACGGCAACAGGACTAAGTATTGGTGGAAATGCTGCGACTGCAACATACGCAACCACCGCAGGATCGGCTTCTTCCGCTACAACGGCTACGACTGCTACAAACCTAGCAGGCGGTTCTGCTGGAGCGTTGCCTTATCAAACCTCAAGCGGTTCTACGACTTTCTTATCGGCAGGCTCAAATGGGCAATATTTAACCCTTTCTAGCGGTGTTCCTGTATGGACTTCATTGCCATCTAACGTAAGCTCATTTAGCGCAGGGACAACAGGATTTACACCATCTACAAGCACAACAGGCGCAGTTACCTTATCTGGCACATTAAATGTAGCCAATGGTGGCACAGGCGTAACAAGCTCAAGCGGTGCAAATAGCGTTGTTTTGCGTGATGCAAACGCTAATATTTCTGTAAATTGCTTGTTTGAGGGCTTTACAAGTCAAGCCGCAAGTGGCACAACAATTACATTAACCGCTTCATCAGTTCAAAATTGGACAATTACAGGCTCTAGCGGTCAAAATATTCAGTTACCTGATGCAACGACTTTGCCTAATGGTGCGTTATTTACATTCAACAACAACCAATCTTCAGGCACGATCGTTGTCAAAAACAACTCAGGCACAACGATATGCACTACCCAATCGGGCGCATATATTGAAGTTATTTTATTAAGTAATTCCACATCTGCGGGATCTTGGGATTATCACAACGTAGCCCCCACTAATGTATCTTGGTCAACCAATACTCTTGATTATCCTGGTTCAATCACTTCTGCGACTTGGAATGGATCAACCATTGCTTACAATCGAGGCGGTACAGGCCAATCTTCTGCCTTTGTAGCGGGTGGAATTGCCTATGGAGCATCAACAACAGCTTTGGCTGTTAGCGCAGCAGGAACAACAGGTCAAGTATTAACATCAGGTGGCACGGGCGCACCGACTTGGACTACTCCCACCTCTTATGCGACTGTAACTGATGACACCACTACAAATAGCACTCGTTATCCTTTGTTTGCAAACCAAACAAGCGGAAACCTATCAACAGAATATACAAGCTCTACTAAGCTCCAATATAACCCTTCTACTGGCGTATTTACGGCTACAGGGTTTAGCGGTTCAGGAGCAAGTCTAACTAGCCTTACTGCTGGTAATTTGTCAGGCACTATCCCTAGCGGAGTTTTAGGTAATTCCTCGCTATATATTGGCACTACCGCAGTTCCGTTGAACTCGGCAAGTGGATCAATTACGTCTTTAGCGGTCAATATTAGCGGTTCGGCAAGCTCGGCTACGACTGCGACCACAGCGACAAACGCTACTAATATCGCAATTACAGACAATACAAGCTCTGCGTCAACTTATTACCCTGTTCTATCGTTAAATTCTAGTGGCAATAACGCAGCGACAACTAGCTCTACTAAGCTGAGTTTTGTGCCAAATACAGGTGTTTTAAGTGCTACATCGTTTAGCGGTGCAGGAACAGGACTGACAGGAACGGCTTCAGGTCTTTCGATTGGCGGTAACGCTGCAACGGCTACGACAGCGACAACAGCAACAACAGCGACTAATGCTAATAACGTAGCTACAGCCGATACCAGCACTAATGCTAACTTTTACCCCACTTTTGTAAGTGCTACAGGTGGTAATGAGGCTTTAAATACTGCCTCAACTAAGTTAAAATTCAATCCATCAACAGGAGCTTTAAGCACAGGCTCTGTAATTTACATAGCACCATAAGGAAAAATCATGGGTCAATTAGTCTTTCAAGCAACAGCAGGCGGTCAGGTAGCCCTAGTTGGCCCTAATCCTACCTCTAACTTTTCATTAAATGTTCCTGCTGTAAACGGCAATCTTGTAACCACAGGCGATACAGGCACAGTTACCAACACAATGTTGGCTTCTTCTGCTTATACAGCACCAGGCACTATTGGCTCAGGAACACCTAACTCTGGTGCTTTTACTACTCTTTCTGCAAGCTCAACAGTATCAGGAACAGGATTTAGCACTTATTTAGCTTCTCCTCCTGCTATTGGTGGTACAAGCCCAAGCACAGGTAAATTTACTAGCATTACCAATACAGGATTAACTTCAGGTTATGTTGTTTTTGCAGGAACTGGCGGTCTTGAGTCAGGTTCTGCTAATTTAACTTTTAATGGAACAACTTTAGGTGTAACAGGAAGCATTACATCCTCAACTTCATTAACAACTCCATTAATAAATAGTGGTAGCGGAAATAACCTAACATTACAAACTAGTGGAACAACGGCTTTATTTGCAGATACAAGTCAAAATATTTTTACAGCTTCTCAATTTGGTGTAAATACTATAGCAAGCGGAAATTGGAGACCATTTTCTATAAATACAACTAGTGAATGGCCTATTGGAGTTCGTCAATTTAATGCAACAACGAGTGCTCGTATTACTGCATTATTCCAAAAATCATTAGGCGGTTCTTATGCAGCGCCAGTAGCCGTAAATCAAAACACATATTTAGGTGGTTTGTCTATGTCTGCTTATGATGGAACAACATGGCGTTCTGGTTATGATGGCGGTGCTGAAATTTTAGCTAATGCTTCAGAAAATTGGACAAGTAGCAATCACGGAACTGAGTTGTTATTTTACATAACACCAAACGGAACTTCTGGTGATACGCCTGCTTTAAAAATTGCAAACAATTCAAATTTACAATTTATAACATCCAACGCAGGTATCGTATTTAACAACTCCTCCGCACTAACCAATTCCACGCTAAATGATTATGAAACTGGCAGTTGGACACCAAATATTCAATTTGGCGGTGGGCAAACGGGTCTTACTTATACAACGCAAGTTGGTTCTTATACAAAAATAGGAAACAGTGTTACTGTTTATGGTCAAATAAATATTGCAACCGTTGGTAGTTCTTCGGGTGTTGCAACAATTTCTAATTTACCTTTTAGTGCGTCTGGAAACCCTTACGGAATTGGCAGCATTGCTTTTGATCAAGGCGCAACCAGCATAACTTCCGCTGGATTTTACTATGGCATTGCTTCTGCCTCAACTCTTTATATAAGATACAACCCTTCATCAGGCTTGTATCAAAGTTTAACTAATAGTAATTTTGTAAGCGGAACACAAATTTATTTTTCAATAACTTACAGAACATCATTTTAATTAACTAGATTGGATTATCTAGTTGGACACTTAGGAGAGTAAAAATGGCATTACAACAAACAACAGTAGTAGATTTAATTCAAGTAGCAGAAAATGGAATTGTTATGGTTCGTCAGCGCACCGATATTTTTGATGATGCAACACCAACTAATATTATTGCATCGCAATATCACAGAACTAGTTTTTACCCTGGACAAGATTTAACTGGTCAACCAGCTAATGTTGTTGCTATTTGTAATGCTACATGGACAGCCGATGTTATTGCTACATATAAGGCACAACAAGAAGCTATTAAACCTGTAGAACCTGCAATACAATCACCAAGCGCATAATGTTTACTTGGAAAATTCTAGAAGTTTCTGCTAAAGATGGTGTGATAACCCATGCTCGTTATCATGTCACCGCTTCAAGTGAAGATAAATCAGTAGAAACTGAGGGTAATTGGTATTTTGACTGCCCAACTTCAAAAGTGCCTTTTGACCAAGTTACCGAAGAAATGGTAGCTAGTTGGATTGAGGGCGAAGCAGTAAAAGATGGTCAATGCCATATTACCGCTAGATTACAAGAGCAGTTAGAGGCTATGGAAAATAAAGTCATACCACCCTGGCAACCACAAGTATTTAAACCTGAGATTTAATTATGACGCAACCTATAGACATCATTTCAAGAGCATTAAAAGATATTGGAGCTTTGGAAGCTGGAGAGACTCCAACCCCTGAAGCTGCTCAAGATGCTTTTGATATGCTCAATGACCTTGTAGATCAATGG